CCCCCAAGGGGGGGGCGAAGCGATCCAACTTTCGTTGAATGAGGCCTTATTATGGCAGATAAAACTACTACAGGTATGATCCTAGTTACTAAACGTTATTATTGGAAGGGTGTCTTGCAATATGTAACACAGCAAGATATGCCTTCGATGGCGGTGTCTTCCTCTATAACAACAGAGACCAAGACTTCCGTCAACACTGGGAAATTTGTCCCAAACGTTTTTAGGATTAACCCGTACGCCGTAGTAAGGGAATCAGCCTATGTGGCTGGTTCGGGTACAATCATTGGTAGGAGAGCGGTAGACAGCAATTCGACTTGGGAATATGAATATTCCGGGCCGTTAGCTGGTATACCTTTCTCCAATAGATATTGTTGGCAAGTTCCCCTGTTCTCACAGGATAGCGAGCTACAACGTCTTGCTAATGTTTGTTTGCAGAAAGCCTACTCGAAAGTAGGTTCCTCAGAATTTGGAGGACTTGAGAACCTCGGCGAGTTACGCGAGACGATCTCAATGCTGCGAGACCCATTCAAAGAGCTCAGAGAGTACCTTACCTCACCATTTGGTAAGACTGGTTTCTCGAAGGGCAGAATCCTTTCTGCTCTAGCGAAGCCTAAGGCTTTGAGTTCGCAGGGTATATTAGATCATCTTGGGAAGCTTGGTAAGACAGCTGCAAGTACATGGCTAGAAATTCGCTGTGGACTTAAGCCTCTTATCCTGACGATCTGTGATTTAATAGATCTTGCCAACAAAGTTACCAAGCGGTTCGACGCTAATCGCGTTCGCTCAAAAAGATCAAAAGTCTATATAGAGCGCCACACTGCTGAGAAATACACAGGTGGATCGACTGCTATGGTACAAATGAAGGGTAAATGTGAATGCACACATAGAATAAAGTTGTGCGGGATCGTTTATTACAAACAGTCTAAAGATTTTTCACAAGCTCAAAAGCTTGGGTTAGATTTACGGTATGTTCCCGAAGCAATGTGGGAATTAACCCGACTGTCCTTCGTTTGGGATTGGTTGTTCTCTGTAGGACCTTGGTTAGGCTCATTGAGAGTCCAACCTGAAATCACGTACTTAGGATCAACAACCTCCTGTAAGATCGACTCCGTCGGCCAATTAACTTTGGATCCACGTAGTGCGACAGGGAACGAATTTGGTACTTTGTACAAGCTTTCGGGCGATTCCGCCCAGGTTAAGTTTAACGGCGCAAGATTTACGCGCCAAGTGAATGGTATACAACCTCCATCTCTTCCCCTTTTCCGAGGTACGACCGGCCTTGACTTTTTCAAGGTTTTGGACGGCCTTTCTCTAATAATACAGTCTCTGACACATAGTCTGAGATAACTGAAACATTGGCTATTGCCAAGGGAGAATTTCAATGGGTGTTACAAACGCTACATTGCTGAGTGGTGCCACCATTTCTGTATCAGGTGGTACGTCAAAATCATTTCAAGCAGACGGTTATGCGGTCCCTAACGGGATCCATATTGTTGATGTCAGCGAAGCAGATTATCGCATTCGTAAAAGCATCACTCTCCGTAATCGGAACCCTGTTCTTGTGAATGGGAAGTATTCCAAACACAAGCGCTGGATGACAACCGTTTTTCCGCAAATTGAAGCGGATGGTTCGATATCATTCAACGTGATTCGATCTGAAGTTGAGTTTACAACTACAATGCCGTCAGCAGATTTGACTGATATGCTTAAAATGCATTCCCAGCTTTTTGTTGATGCAGACTTCACATCGTTCCTAACTGTTGGTAGTCTAGTATGAAAAACCTAGACTTGCTCATTTTACGGGTTATAATCCTAATGTGTGCAAGTTATTACGCTTTTGGTTTAACAATTAAGAGCGTAAGCGCTATTACAGTAGGGTAAAAGTTTTATCACAGATAAATAAAGGAGACCTCCATGTTTATCGATAAAGAATCTTATCGAAGAAGTAAAAGTATCCGTTATTCAACAGATGAGCTAGCATTGAAAATACACAATGCAATGCTCAAGGACTTCCAATCAGTGCTTCCCCATTTCAGGGAGAGGAATAAAACACCTCTCTCTGGAATAGAATCTTTCAGAGATCCTGAGAATTCAATCGACTATTCATCGACGTCAGTGTACCGATTTAAGGCACACGCACAGATGGAAAATCTTTTAAAGAAGTACAGATTTAAGAACGATGTCTATTCCGATGTCGAACTTGATGATCGATCGATTGGTGATTTTCTTGCTTTTCAAGAAGAAATATCATCCGTCTTTAAGGGCGATAGCCCGATCGTACATCGCGTTTTACGTAGAGCAAGAAAAATAGCTCGAAGTATCCTCGGTAAATATGAGGAATCGGAGATGCTGACATACTGTCGTTTTGGAACGAACTCAAGTATTGGATGCCCGCTCAGTCTTGCACACATCGACTATAAATTGTCGACAGTGAAGGCATTCACAGGTTCGTCTTGTATTGCAAAATGGTTCAAGAAAAACGTCTTCGACGAAGATGTTATCTTCCGTGGTGTTCTTCGCGGCATT